GGCAAACTCCTAAAGGGACCTAAGGGTTTATTCTTAAATCCTTCTTTAGGGGGCCATAGAAAACTATGGCGGGGTTTTATTACCCATCTGGAATTTATTCCAGAGTGTGCTTGAAGTTTATCGCTTGCTTGGCATCGCTCTCTACCCTACAAAAGTAGAGCAAAGAGGAAGGCTAACACCCTAACCCTCAGGACATCAGTGATGCCCTGTGAGATTTGAGTGCACGATCATATAAATTATATAATCGTTACAAAAATCAAAATATTTTTCACCATTTTTAAATGGTTAATCAATATAAAGATTTTTGGTTCTCATCCGAAGTTCATTGAAATTTCTAATTTCTTTGAGCTTCAAATCAGCAAAGGTATCGCGGAGCGAGGTGGTTTAGATATGATTCTCAGGCTTAAAGCCATGAGAGTCAGTCTCTACCAGATCGCAAGCGGTGCCAAAGTTGATAAAGATAGAGTAATATCATATAATTCTAAATCAGTCCCAATGTACTTTAGTCCATTGAGTTCTGAGATATTGTCATATGATAAATCCGTGTATAGATACTGTCTAACCCTTTTACAGGTTGGACGTCTCATACCCGGGTGGAAGAAAATAGATTTTTCATCTATAATTGACTTCCCTTCTGTTGACCTAAGGCCAATAGTTGGTGAATTTAGGACAGTAATGCCTAAACTCTTTGATCAATTTAAATTAGAATCTAATCTTCCTTATCCTATCTTAGATAAGTTGCCCCGATTAACGACTGCTGGATCATCAGGACCATCATTACTTCAAAGTAACGGCATTCTTGATATGTTTCTCGATAGATTCCCATCTATCTTGAAAGATATGCAAGCTTACCTTTTACAAGAAGTGATTGATGGTATTCCGAAGGATTTTCCTCGCATATGAAGAGGTATTTATCCTCTGAGATATAAAACTCTCAGAAGGTTATCTACCGTTCATGATGTAGAAGGAAAACTTCGGATTATTGCTATTCCCGACTATATCAGTCAATCTATCCTTAAACCACTTCACAGGGACCTTATGGGTCTCCTGGAAAGTAGGCAAGCGGTAGATATGACCTTTGGACAGGGGATAGCTCCTTTTGGTGATCCATCCGAGCCATATCATAGCATTGATCTTACGGCTGCAACAGACAGATTTCCGGTAGAAATTACCGAAATCATTCTTTCGCAGCTGTACGACAACAACTATGCTAGGGCTTGGAGGGAATTGATGACAGGGGAGAAATTTCTATATGAAGGAAAGTATTATTCTTATAATACAGGCCAACCTATGGGAATGTACTCTTCCTGGGCATCATTCGCGCTAAGTCACCATCTAATAGTCCAATGGGCATCTATGAAGTCTGGTAATACCAAACTTTTTAGAGACTATCGACTATTAGGTGATGACATCGTTATTCGAAATGCCAAGGTTGCGACAGAGTATTTGAATATCCTTCGGAATCTTGGGATTGAAGTCTCTTTATCGAAAACAATGGTGTCGAAAGACACATTTGAATTCGCTAAAAGACTCTTTCTTCAAGAAACCGAGGTTACTGGTTTTCCTTTAGCAGGCGTAGTAAACACCATCGGAAGATGGAGTGAACTATGCACTGTTTTAAAGGAAGGCCAGAAACGAGGATATCCTAATCTCCTTCAAGACTTTGATTTGTCTAAAGTCTTCTTTCTTCTTGCCAAGCAAAAGTTAGATGGTTTCGGTAAACCGAAACGATTTTACTTGCGTTTGGTAAGGAAAATGAAGACTCTTGATTGGTTATGAGAGGGCCACCAGGACCTAGCTAGAACTTTCGAACTAGCTAAGCTCTGGAGGTTCTCTCATAGCTGCAATATGAGGTACGAAACACTTCGATCTATTATAATCGAGTGCGTAGCACAAATTAAAGCTAATCAAGTTTTAGACGGAGTTCGTTCTCAGGTTAGAATGGTTAATTCCTTCACTATAAAAATGAAGGATAAACTTTCTTCTGAGACAGATTTCCCATTTATCAAAACTGTCATGGGTCTTGCTTTTCATAGCAATTTCCGTGACATGCAAGGACAAATGGAATCCTTTAGGGATCTAAGTAAAAGCTTAGATCTTGAAAAGATTGTTTTTGAAAATTTAATAATTCCAGAATTTAATCCTGAAATATTAGACTCTCGAAAACGGAATCTGAAGATTGCATCTATCGAATCAACTATGGTAGCAAAAGCTGGAGTCCTACTGAAGAATATGTCAATATTCTCTCAGGAGGCTCTAGAATCTGATGCCGAAGCTGGTGAAGATGAG